TTTAGTTCCGTTATAACTAGCTTCTGCTCCATTATCACCCTCTTCTACATCTATATAGGCTCCAAAAGGTACATCTGAATTGGGATCTATGTTTATTAATGTGTTGTTCATACTAAGCTGCAAGTTTTTATATGTTATTAATCCTGTGTTGTTGTAAGTATTGATTGAACCTATAGGATTCTTCAATTCAAATGACCATGTAACATAGAAATAACCTGGGGTTACTCTTTGGTTGCTGTTATTTTTACATCCAATAGCCAGAGCAATGAATATGAATGGATTTGATGTTGTTGCAAATTCTCCTCCCATTCTATATAAGTTGAACTGTAAATTGGTTCTTGGTCTTATTCTAGTTGTGTGTGGTACATAGCATTGTGTCATAAATCCACCATTGGATGTTCTGAGTGATTGTTGTAAATTATCATTATCTATTCCATCATCCCAGATTGTTCCGCCTATTACGTTTCCTTGTTGTGTTACAGCACACATAGGTATGTAAGTTATTTTAAAAAGTAGTGGTCTGTAATTTTGATAACCTGATGCTAGTGCAGCTATTCTGGTTCCTTTCCAATATGCCGGGTTTGCTGGTATAACTGTTATAACATTGGTGCTCTGTATGGGTGATGTTAAGTCATCAGGTATTGAGTATATTAAATCTCTCCCAGTTACTCTTACTGAATTTCCATTTTGTCTTAACATAGTGAATTTCTTTTTGAAGTTCTCTGCTGAAGCTGCTGCTAGTTTTCTTCCTCTTATTATATTTGTTCTTTTTCTTCTATTGTTTGGTAATCTGCCTTTGATTCGTGGTTTCACTCTTGGTTTAGCTTTTGTTTTGGTGTTCATTATTTTATTTTTAGTATTTGTTAGTTTAGATTGCATTTTAAAAATTTGTTACGCCCACTAAGGATTTTAGTTCTTCTGTGTCAAATTCTGCATTTATTTGTTGATTAATGAAGTCATATTCTTGTTTTGTATTGATTTCTGTTCTAATATTATATTTTGATTGCATATTTTCCCAGTATTGTGTGTAAATAAGATCTTCTACATTATCTCTACCTTTAATTTCCATTAACTCTTTTAGTCGCATATTATAATACTCTCCAAATCCAAAATCAATCTCTGTTTTTCTTGTTTTTGCCTTAATTAATTTTTGAAAAGTTTTATCACACTTCTTTCTAAAATCTGCATCATTATGGAATAAGTTATATATGTGTTGTGCTTCTTCTATATGGGCTCTAGCCATTATATCAAATACATCTATGTTTTTATATGAGGCTTGATATGCTATTGCTTGTTGTATGTGATATTGCATTAACTTGTATTTAGAATATTGCTTGGGTTTTATGGAGTACTGTGATATGCCAAATAATTTCTTAGGATCTCTTGTTAGTGTTATCTGTTCATATGTATCATTAATATACCAACTTCTCAGTGAACAGAATTTGAATGAAGATAAATCACCTATTTCTAAAAATTTGCATATTTGTCCTATTCCATATTGTCGATTATCATATATTTTAA